GTCTTATTGGGATATTTATGAGTCAGAAGCAAATACTTTTGCTGCACAACTTCTTATGCCAAAATTTTTAGTCATTGAAGATGGGCAAAAGGTTATTGATGAATATCGAGAAAAAACGGGCGGCGCTGGCATTCCAGTTAATGTTTTTATCGAATCTATGGCTAAAAAGTTCGACGTTTCTAGCAAAGCAATAGAATATCGGCTAAAAAACATTGGCATCATTAAGCAGCCAAACAATGAACCCGCCTAACTGGGGCTTGCACCTGACCCCGCTACGCGGGGCAGGTGAAGCGAGTCGTTAGGCGGTTCAATGTTTTACAAACCAATAGGAAACAACCATGAAGCCCTATGCAGACATCAATCGAGACTCCGGTATTGCTGCCTACGAATACAGCGAAACATCTATTCGCATTCAGTTTAAGACTGGGAAAATCTACGAATACCCGGCATCAAAAATCGGTACTGCACACCTTCATACCATGAAACGACTTGCTGATTCTGGTGATGGATTAAACGCCTATATCAACACCAATGCAGACGTTAAAAATGGCTTTGTGCGCTAAGCGCGAGGAACGCGCTGTACTGTGGTGATGCCTTCCATCAATTCCATGTTTTCGCTATCTACAATGGCTTTCACATGGGGATGGCAGTTATCCGCCAGCCATTGCATCAAGGGTTTCGTTAGCTTTTCCAATTCACGATATTGTTGTTCAGTAAAATAGGGTTCCATATCAATCTCTCCGCATTCAGAGTAGGTACAAAAAGCCTAACCCGGCGCTGCACCCGAACCCGCTAACGCGGGTCGGGTGAGCTTTTCGTTAGGGGTTTTAATTGATGTTCTTGAAAAATATTCTTGCATCACTGTTAAGCAGGCTGCTAGCACAAAAGCTGCCAGTAATCCTGATGTCATTAGGAAGTATCCTAGCCAGCGCGTCTCTTTGGTATCAAACTTCCTTAGCGAAATTTCTCGCAGACCCCACAGGCAAAATAGCACTGCTAACAACAACGCTATCCATAGTACTTTTATTGCTAATAGTTGCCACATATTTCTGGTTTACTCCTAAATTTGCTTTCGATAAACGCAGGCAGATTTACATTGATATAAAAACAAGCATTCCTTATTGCCCATCCTGCAAAGACGGACATAAACGTCTTGCCAAGCTAATAAAGCACGAATCTTGTTGGCAATGTTCAGTTAAAGAATGTCGCATGATTTATGATGATCCTGACTATATTAAACCACAAAAAGATAAAACTAAGCGAACATCAGCTTATGGATAACCCTAACAGTCATGTCAGGTCTTCAAAGAAAGGGGTCAGGTCTTTTCTTTTGCAAAACATAAGGTCTACTCCGCGCCCACAGTCTAACTGTGGCTTGCACCTGACCCCGCTACGCGGGTCAGGTGAAGCAGGGCGTTAGGGGTGTTGTTAATACGCCTACGCTTCATAGCGAGGCAACCAAATAGGAAAAAAGATGACTGTTAGAACGGTAGTGAAGATACTCACGAAAGGTGAACAAGAACTCAAGCTGTTGGCTCAATACTCACTCGGATCGAGCCTTCAACCGCCGCTCGTAGGCGACGAAATAACGCTCCCCACCAAACAAGGAGAAGAAGTAAAGAAAAGCGTATTCACCGTCATCAAACGTAGGTTCCCAATACCACCACCCAACGGCGATGCAATGGCTCCAGAAATTTGGTTACTTGTAGAGTAATACACGGTAACTTATGATGGAAGTTTAACCGCTATTACCGATTTAATCACGGCAAACCTAGGCGGCTTCTCTTCATTATAAGATACCCATGTTCCGTTCTTTGGGTCTCCGATAACGATTTCTACACCATTACAGTCTAATAGCTTAACGCCATCAGGGAGACGGATTTCAAGCTCGTGTATGAGTTCAGAAATAGGGTTCATGCTCGTACCATTCCACTATGTTAAAGTTGAAGCCTAACTGGGCATTGCACCGGAAACTGCTTCGCAGTTCCGGTGAATTTCGGCGTTAAACCCGCAGCGTCTCAGGATCGACACCGGAATCAACTGCCGCTTTGAACCACGCGGGCTTTGGGCCTTTGCCAGTCCATGAATTGCCGTCGCCATCCCGGTACTTGATCTCGGACTTCTTCTTGGGCGGCGTCAACAGTTCAGCGACTTCCAGTCCCAGATAGCCGGACAGTTCGGCGCTCTTGTCGATCAGGGCGGCACGTTCGGCTTCCGCTTTCTCGGCCAGCAGATCGTTCACATAATCACGAAGCGACAGCAGGGCGGTGAAGCTGCGCTTGGAAATCGCATCGTACACATCAAAATCATTACTGGGAATTTCACTGACTGCGGCAACCAGCGTCGGAGAAACCGCTTTACCAGTAGGCGCTTCAAGAAAATCAACCGCTTCAATCGTGTCGCTCATGTCATACCTATCGTTACAGTGGATAAAAACCGGCGCTTAATTAACGCCGGCGGTAGGTGGCTATGATACCAAAAGCCTTTCGGCTATCACTCATGGTTTTACGTCTTTCGACTACCACGTTCACGCTTCAACGACCGCCTTACCGCGCAGTCTCCACGCGCTTAAATTCCCGCTGCGCCAGCGGTATTTAAACAAACTTCTCTTCTCTGGTTGACTTGATAGTAGTGGATGTTCGTTTTAGTTGGTTGGGTGTATACGTTTCGCAGTTCGGATAAATCATTACAACACATTCTTCGGCTTACGCGGCTTGGCGATAAACCGCTGGTTCAATGCGCCCTCGCCCATGTCAGCGCCTAATCCCTTGCGGGACTTGGATTTCATGGCGGTCTGCGGTTGGGCTGGCGACTTGATGAAGTTCTTTGGGGGGAAACTGGTTCGATTGATGGGCATGGTGGGCTAACCGCTTGGGTGGCTATGATACCAAAAGCCTTTCGGCTATCACTCATGGTTTTACGTCTTTCGACTACCACGTTCACGCTTCAACGACCGCCTTACCGCGCAGTCTCCACGCGCTTAAATTCCCGCTGCGCCAGCGGTATTAATACAAATTTATTTTACTCGCTAATGAATCTGGGTGGTCTGAATTAGTCTTGGCATCGTTTTGCTAGACAGGATGAATTTAGACTTGTGTCTCTCTACGAATCAAAGGGTTAATTTGCTTCGGCGAACTCTCTGTTCTGCATAGGGCGACAGCCGATTTCAGCATCTGGTTGACAGCCGGTTTTTGACGCGCTTTTTTCATAGGGTTAATATCCACGTTCGTCTTCGCTAGAGGTCAATGGTGTACTTTTGGATGTTATAGCTTCTGGTTCAGGGGTGACTTGTGCTCTTTGGCTTCGCTTCTGAGCCTTGGGGTTAATTCTCAAAGTGGGATACACTTTTAGTAAATGTGTTGCTTTTATTCTTTGGCTTCGCTCGAAATCAATGGTTGTCTAGGTTAAGTCGGCTTCGTTAAGAACCATTGGGTGACGCTTTGGATTGAGACTCGCTTTCTAATCTTGGTTTATCGCTGAATTGGGCGCGTTCGGTTGAATTGGGTTACTTCGTGTCTAGGACAAATCACTTCGGGACAATGGTGGTATCGCACAGGCTGGCGCTGATTTTCATTGGTTTTCATCATGGTGCTGACTCGCTATAGTTTTGTGGATTTTGTTTTTACGCTAGACAACTGGTTGTTTTTTAACCACATTTTGAATCTGAGCAATTCAGGCAAGTCGAGCAATTATCCATAATCACAACAGCCCGATGATTGCACTTCCCGCACAGCACGGCATTCTCTGGAAATCCATCATCTTTCGCTTCTCGGTCCTGGGTGTTTGAGAAGTTCTTGGCTTTTGCTTGATCGATTAAGTCTTGCTGGCTACTCGATAATGGAGTATCGCACATCACGCCAATACTCTGCAAGTGGGTAGCGAGGACATCGCCGATTTCAGATACCAGTGAATTGACGTAGCGGCCTTTCTTAAAGTAGCCGCCCTTGGGGTCGCAGACTGATCGCAGTTCTTCGACCAGAAACTCTACTTCACCACCAGCCCGAAACACGGCGCTGATGACGCGGGTTAGAGCAACGACCCATTGAAAATGCTCCATCGCCTTGCTGTTGATGAAGATTTCAAAAGGTCGGGTCTTGCCGTCGATCACCGTGTTGTTGATCGTGATGTACAGGGCATGTTCGGACAGCGGGGTTTTGAGCTTGTAGGTCGCGCCGGTCAATACCTCAGGGCGGTCTAACGCTGTTCGGGTTTGGGTGGGTGTTTCTTGGCTGACTGGAGGTGGCGAGGATTTATCAATCACGAATTGGCCGATTATCTTTTGGTTGATGATGGTGGTCATAAAATATGTCTAGTGGGTGGAGGTCTAGGTCTATCCCCTAACTCACAGGGGAAACAACGGCGCATCGACATGATGATCATGGTCTATCCCCGCGGGTCTATCCCCGTATTCACGGGGGAACCCGTCCAGTCGCCCATGACGCATGAATAGGTCAAGGTCTATCCCCGCACTCACGGGGGAAACACATTATTCCAGGGTAAAAAAATGCTATTTCACGGTCTATCCCCGCACTCACGGGGGAAACGTCGCGGTATTCATGGATCGCGGCGATTACTTCGGTCTATCCCCGCACTCACGGGGGAAACCCTATCAGCTAACCCGATGATTCCCCGTGTAAAAAGGATAGAGTAGAAAATCTACCGCTCAAGGTCTTACGCCACATGGCAGCCCCGTTGACGCTTCATAGACGGCATTTACAACAGCCCTCTCCACGCCCGTTAATTCCCGCCGCGCCGGCGGTATCTTTCGGCTATGCCGAAACCTTTTTGCGAGTCGGATTAACTTTACCAACTCGCTTTACTTCTTTCTGGACTGGCGCTTCCTGTAGCTGGATTACACCAATCTTTTTGATGTTCTTGGCCGCATTGACATCCCGATCATGCTGTGCGCCGCATGACGGACAGCGCCATTCACGGATACTGAGCGGCATTGATTCTTGAATCACGCCACACGACGAACAGGTCTTGCTGCTCGGAAACCAGCGGTTGATGACCGCCAGTTGCGATCCGGTGCGCTTGGCCTTGTAATCCAGTTGACGGCGCAATTCACCAAAGCCAACATCCAGAATCCCACGATTTAGCCCGGACTTTTGCGCGACTCTCTTGCCTGGATTTGCCGCGTCACCCTTGGCGCTGGAGGTCATTCCTTTGACGTTCAAATCTTCAATCGCTACAATTCCGAATCGCTTAGTGAGTTCAGCAGATAATTGATGTTGTGCGTTGCTGCGCATCCCTGAAATAGATCGATTAACTTTTTGTATTTTTAGTTTGGTATCTTGCATCCGCCCGGAAAACTCAATTCGGGTTCCTCGCGGAATCGCCTTGTCTGGCGCAATCCCCGCTTTCACTTTTGCGGCTTCCATTTGTCGGGACAATTTGCGCTGCAACCGCTTGATCTTTGTCTCGTGTTTCGATAGCGCCTTGGGATTCTCGCGCATTTCCCCGGTCGATAGCGCCGCCATTGTATTGACGCCCATATCGACGCCTACCGCAACCGTTGGCTGGTTGTGGACTGGCACAATATCGGGTATTTCTACCGCAATACTAATCAGCCAACGATCCGCGTCACGGGAAACGCGGGCGCTCATGATCTTGCCGTGAAAGCGCAACGCTTGGCGCATCCGCACCTTACCGAGCTTTTGAATTTTAACGTGCCTGCCATCAACTTGAATGCAGGTATTGGCGAGATAAAAGCTATCCCGCGATACGCCCTTTTTCTTTGGCTTGAAGCGCCCGCCAAGGCCCGTCAAAAACCGCTTATGCGCGTTCTCCAATTCTGAGAAAACCCGCTGATAGGCGTAACTGGTGGTTTCGCGCATCCACGGCCAATCTTGATCGATGATTGCTGAAAATTGCTTTTTTAATAGCTGGCCGTTAATGGCGTGAACAGCATTGCCGTAGTCATCAACCGGCTTGCGCTTTTCATAACCTACGGTGTCCCCGTAGTTGTCGATTATTCTTGGGAATCGCGCCCGATTCTGTTCATCCCATACCCGTTGCCCCCAATTCCATGCGAATCGCGCCACGCCGCAGGCTTTACGAAAGTAGGCCGACTGGTTGTTGTTAGGCAACAACTGGATTTTGTGGGCAACAATCATCGGTAAACGGTCTACCCTAAATTAAGGTAATCGGAATGAAGTGAAATACTCTACTCCATCCCGATGTAGCCGTCAACAGATTTCTACGCTGAAATAGAGTTACCCTGAAACCGGCGGCAAACCGGTGTTGGGGTTTTTCTGCAACGCTAATATGATAAAGCCCGGATAACCGGGCTGGCTCATGTAAATTATTAAGTATCAATCACTTCAACGGTAAACCGGCCAAACTTAGGTCGCCAGTCGCACAGCCCACAAAAAAAGAAACCCGCAACTAAGCGGGTTCTTTTGCCTTTAAGGCCCAATCCTTTCCATACATTTCCTTTGCGCTACCCTGGGATACATGCCAGTGCAATCCGCTACTCTCCAGGCCCATCCTCTCCAATGAAACGAATTTTACCTAAAAATTAGGTAAAAATCAACAAAAATTACCCTGCAACCGGCGGTAAGCCCTCGCTCTTATTTTTCGCCAGAGCCAACTTCGCATTCGCGCTGATGAATTTTTCGAGAAGCACGGCTTCTTGGCTTGCGGCTTTTCTGTTAAGTTCGGCAATCGCCGACGCATCTTTGCGCTGCAAGTCGGCGGCGCTGATCGCGTCTTTTCGCCTGATGTCGGCCCTTGTCCGTTCTTCCTCCAGCATCGCCTTCTGTGCCGCCGCTACTTCGTTCGGGTCAGGGCCGGGGACCGGGTGAAGGGTTTGGGCGGCGGCGGCAGCGGCTTGGGCGATCTGAGCTTCGATCTCAGGCGGTACTGGCTGTTGCGGAATCTGTATCCCCATCGGCGCTAGGGCTTGCTCATATTGAATGCGAACTTGCGCCGCAAGATGGTCGGCGGCATGAGCAAAGATAGCCTCAGTGATCTGCGCTTTCTTCTTGCTTCCGGCAGCGCCGACCCCATCAAGGACCGCCAACTGTTCGACCAAGCTCAAAACAACGGTCAGGTGGCTGGCGTGGTCTTGGTCGGGGAACACCTTGGTCGGCTTCCCGGTCAGAATCATCTGGTTCTCAGTGACGGGATCGGCTCTTGGTGGTTCTTGTTCGGGCGGCATAATGGTTTCTATATCCTGAACCCGCATTGCCTCCAGCATTCGCTTGTTGACTTCCCGCATATTAAATAAATCAGGGCTTTGTCGGGCAAGGTCTAGCGTGGCTTGGCTCAGGGCGATCCGGTGCGTGGCGGAGACGACATTCGGATCGCTGGTCGGAATAACATCAATCCGCTCGTCAAAATCTTCGGCGAAAATCTGCTGATCCGCCCCGGCAATCGCATAGGGATAGCCGCCTTCCGGCAGGTATTCGCTGGACAGTTCGGCGAACAGGGTGAGTTCTTCGGTCTGCGCCCGATGCAGGCGCATGTGAATCCCGCTCATCACCTTCAAGCCCTGTTCAATCAGCGCCAGGGTGGTGCCGACCGGGCCGTTGCTGCTGGCGTCACCGACCAACACTTCCACCGCGCCGCCCAGTCGCCGGCCCAACTGATCCAGCAACCCCAACAGGTTGAACAGAACCGCGCTCGGTTCCTTGTACGGCAGCGGAAAGAAGCTCTTGCTCAGTTGCTCGGTGGTCGCTTCAACCTCTTTCCATTCTCCCGGTGAAATTGTGGTGTCCTTGCCACGAATCCGGGCATCACGGGAACGGAATCCGCCAGGGAGATTGGAGAAGTACGCGGCATCCAGCAACGCCCGCAAGGCTCCGGTCGCGGAACGGGCCAATCCGCTCATCACATGGTATAAACCGTAACCGTAAAAGCCCAAACCCGGCAGGAATTGGTAGTGAATCACATAGCGGCGCGGGTTCCTGAGCGGGTCGCCTTCTTTCCAGTTGCGGTAAATCGCCAGGACTTTGTTCTGTTCCTTATCGACATGGACGATGTAGGGCGATTCCAGCCCATCTTCCGGGTCAATGCCGGGCAGGTTCAGGAAACAGGTCTGCTCTAGGATGACATGGCGCTGATCGGCTTCATCCGTGCTGCTTTCAAAGCGGCTATCGGTGGCGTCGATCTCGTTGCGCAACGTCCGGTCGGTAAGGGCGTCTTCATCGCTCGGTTCGTTCAGGTCGAAGTCCAGATAAAACCCGGACTTTTGCAGCTTACGGACATCCAAGTGCGTCATGCGCAGAACGTGGGTGGTGCGCGGCGCGGTGTCCAGGTCGTCACAGTGATAGGGAACAACGAAATCACCGGGCTTGACCAGTTGCCGGACGACTTGCCCTCTTAGTGGGCAATAATAGAGCTTAATGAATGCCGACCCGGACAGCGGCAAGCGAAATAGCAGTTTGTCAGTGATGTTGAAGGCGTCACGCATTTGTGTGGTGTAGGCGTAGTTCATGTAATCCTGAACTCGCTTGGCCTGCATCTCACGTTCGGGCGTGATCTGGCCTAACACAATGGTCTTGGCGGGGCCGTCCGGGGGCCACATCTCGGATAAGGCACGGGCGTGGAACTGCAACACGGCTTCCGTCATCATTGGATGCACAACATCCGCCGCGCCTTCAAAGTCAGCACCACCTTCAACATTGGTGGAGACGCCTAACAGCCGAATCCCCTCTGCTTCCCGGTTATACCAGTCCTTGCGCGATTGCTCGTCCCAGTCAAACCGGTCACAGACCTGTTGCGCCAGGAAATCCAGATCGCTTTCATCCATCTCGGCAGCGAGATTGCGGTCAAAATCGCTGTTGTTGGGGATGTTGATCAGCGCGTTGATCTGTTCGCGCTCTTCGTCGGTGAGAATGTCATCATCCCCGCCCGCCTCCATCATCGCGAATAGTTCCGCCATCTGCGGATCGGATGGGGCAGCAACCGGGAAGGTCGGGACCAAGGCGGAAGGCGGAAATTCAGCGTCTTCTCCCATTTCGGGAGGCGGCATCATGGCTTCCGGTAGTTGCGCCGGATCGAAATCACTTGCAGGAAAAACTGGCATTTTGAATCCTTACGTCGTCACGACGTTAAATTGCACTGATGCAATGTGGAGTAATAAGAATAGCTGGTGTTAGTCCGCCCTTTCTACCATAAATGCTGCATTGTTCTTGGATGGGATTGGCAGGCTTCCCGCTTCCCATGTTTTGATTCCATAGGACAGATAGCGATCCATATTTAATTTACAGTTAGGATGTTGTGCGTGTAAATCTTCCCATTCTTCCCACGACATCAATAACGACTGTTCCCCTAATTCACGAAAGCCATCCATTGTTGTAAAAAACCACTTTGCTTTACAATTCCTACAAACCCGGAATTGGAACGTATAAAACCGCCATCCGAAATAAAATCCGTTTGTCTCAAACCGATGGTACACCGACAGCCAAGGGAAAAGCGGGAGTACAAAAATAACCGATTTACCGTATGAATCAAAAACAAAGTTGATGCCTATCCGCCGCCGCTCTCCTGCTACTCGTCGATTAATCAACAACACATGCGACAGGAACCACCAGAACCATCGGTTTAATTTTTCCATTTTATTTTCCATAGATCGGCGGCAGAACATCAATTCCAGGATTTGCCTTGTGTTGATACTGCTGTCCCTGACACAACTGGATGCCACCAGATAGTAAAAATTGAGGTTTTAAGGCAAACAGCAAAGAATTAACCTGCTGTTCTAGCTTTTCAACCTTGATTTTTAGGTCAAGCAATTCTTGTTCAATAGTCATCAGGCAGGTACTCTTTGAGTGCATCCTCTAGCGCATTCAGCTTTTCGAGTTCTTGAGAATGATCAACTCGCCAAGATGTTTCGTTGGGTTCAACTCCAACAATATCCGTCGTCACTGTATTATGAGTTAGGTTTAACGCTAACCCAATATCTCTTAATGCGTTCAGTATTTCTTGTTTAGTCATCACAGCGGCACCGGCTTCATCTTCATCCAGTTCGTCACTGGCCCATATTCATCCTCTTTCGGATTCACCCAGTCCTCGCCATCCCAGAACCGCACGAACCGATAGCAACGATCCCGGCCTTTCTTTTGGGCCACCAGATAATGCCCGCGATACTCAGGGACATATTCGTTCATGTCGTTCCAGTCGTATTCGTCACTGTCCATTACTCACCCTCTGATCGGAATGCTGTTCGTTAGTTGCTCTTGGAATAAAAAAACTAAACCCAGAATAACAGAGACGAAAGACTCTGTTTGAAATCGGATCGCAACGAGCGCATTGATCTGATTTCTCGCAAATCCATCCCTCATCATTCTTACCCTTGCAATGGTAGGAAAATTTACTTGCCATCCATATCGCTCCGAATGGTCCACGCTAATCCTAACAGATACCGATCCGATACCGGCTTGCCACTCAATAACCGATCCAGCGTCGTTGAACAGATTTCCGCCAGCCGGTTGCCTTCAATCGCTGATGATGCAAACGCTCCTTGCCACAAGAACAGTTCAGGTAGCGGAACCTTCTGCAACCACGCCATTGCCGCCAAGGCCGCAGGGTGTGGTTCGTTAACATCCAGTTGGTGATCACCCATACGCAGATCGCTTTCGGGGCTTAAAGCGGCGGACATTGCTAGGGAGCAGATCGTCTTCTTCTTCATCTTCGGTCGGATCATCTTCTTCTTTCATATCGGAGTGTTGGAGCAACCAGGACTTTTGCAGCCAGATTAACGCACTCGTTGAGGAATCTGTTAGGTCGTTGGGGGAGCTTGGCGAGAACCTTGCCAATTCATCAATCACATCCTCCGCCCATCGCCGGGACGGATAGTATACCCTGCCGTTTTCAAACAAGTTCTGCGCGGCGTAAGCACGAGCGGTCTTGTCGCCGATCTTCTCAGGAAGGAACTCCACCAGCGGCAAGCCCATCCGCCGTAGAATCTGAATGAGTTGCTGGCCGGATGACTTCTTTTCGATCAACACCTTGTCCGGTTCGTATTCCCGATAAGCCCGCAACGCTTCTTTCTGTAGCTCAGGGAACTCCACCCGCTCTTTCCACGCTTCCAACAGGATGACGTTCGGCACTTCATCATCCGGGCCTTGGAAGATGCCCCATGTGGTGCGGGCGCTGTAGGAATTGCTCTTTAGGTCTTTGTCGGTGGTCGCGGTATCCCACGCCTGAATGACAAACGAACAGGTCGGGAACTTCTTGTTCTCCGGCCACATCTTCCACCATTCCCGCTTGAAGATGCCGCCTTCTTCAATGAACGGCTTTTGCTGATAGAGAGCTTCCCAGTCACGCGAGGGGAGGGTCTTCTTGATCTGATACAGCGTTTCCAGCGGGTAGCGTTCCGGCCATAACGCTTCACCTTTGCTGTTGATTGCGGGGAGGTTTAGGACTACCCAGTTTTCGTGTTTGTGTTCTTCTAGGAGCCAGCCGGATAGGTCGGATAGGTGCCATCGGGTCTGACAGATAACGATGGCACCATTCCCCATTAAACGGGTGTAGGCAACGGCGGTATACCAGTCCTTAATCTTTCTGCGATTAGACTCAGAATCGGCATCTTCGCGGGACTTTATCGGGTCGTCGATAATTAAGCAGTTGTGTATTAATATCCCGTTGGCAAAGAAATTATGATTATCCTGAACCTGAATATCATAAACATCCATGCTATCAATATCAACTGTCATTGTATTAATGACAGTATCTATTGTTGCCATATTCGTTAATAACTCATCGCCGCTTGCCAATAAAATAGCAGGACGGTAGTTTTTTTCATCAGGAATATAAAACAAATGATCTGGCGTTGACCATATTGATTTACCGTCACAGGTTTTTGTGATAACTATCTTGCTTTTTGCGATAGACTTTTTAACCGCAACGATAGGTTTGAACTCAAGAGCATCATGCTCAAGAGAGTATGACAGCACGTTAAATTTAGGGTATCTCGAAAAGAGATAATCGATCCTGAAAAGGCCGCGATCTGTAGCAACCATCGTATCGCCAGAAACGCAGTTTGCTCCACGCCCTGTCAACGCACCACCAACACCCACCGCAAAATATCCACCCTTGTTAGGTGACGACATATTGAACTTGTCTATTGCAGCCGAATCTTCGGCTATCGTGACGCCATTAAATAGCTTTGGGAATAATGGATCGGCGATCTGATTCCTGACTTTGCGCCCAAAGTCGGAGGCTAATTCCTGCCCGTATGATGCGGTGACTATCATCTTGTCCGGGTTTTTACCTAAGAACCATGCCGGAAAATACTCTGACACTATTGAACTTTTGCCGTGTCTCGGCGGCATGCAGATCATTAGCCTATTCACTTCCCCCCGCTCCACCTTCTCCAGATACTTCGCAATCAGTTGATGATGCGCGGCTGGTTCATAGCCCGCCCATTGCAGGCAGGCATAGGCGATCAGGGATTCACGGGCAAACACCAGCGCCGGATCAACGGATGGATTCTGCGGGGCTTGGGTCGATTGAAAGAGATGCTTGAGTGGCACAGGCGGGGTCGGGCCGCAACCACAATGTTTCTTGCGCCCCTGCTTCAAATCCCACGCTGAGATCGTGATGTGCTTGCCGCAATCACACCGGGCTTTCCAGAGTGAACTAGGCTTTCCGGTCGTGGACACCCCTTTCCCGGCATACGCATACACCAGCAGCTTACCGAAATACTTGGCGCGAAGTTCTGGGGTGTGGATGTGCCGCTTGGTAAACCCATGCCGGTTCGACCAGTCAATCTTTTGTCCACGCACTTCTTCCGGGCGCGGCGGCGGGACGGGTTCACCAGTCAACATCTGTCCGCCCACCAGCTTGATTTTCTTTAACGTCTCTGGCGTCTTGCCCGACAACTCTCCCGGCGCAAACTTCTTCTTCGGCGTCTTCTTGTATTTGGGCTTCGGCGCGACTTCTTGAGGCGCTTCCGTGGTCTGGTGGTCTTCTGCGCTAAAGCTACTTTCCGTCATCTATATTCACCCACACTTCGTACTCAAGCAACGTCAGGACGGCATCACACCGTTCCAGTAAGCCCATCACTTCTTTGGCGTCAATCAAGGCCGGGCTGCGCTCAAAGAACCGCTGAATCTGTTTGCGAACGCCCCGCGTAATCGAAAGGATCGCTTCCGGGGTGTCGCGTTCCATATAGGCAAAATAGTGACTGGCTGGCTCGCTCATAGGATTCCCAAGGTTCTTTGATAACAACATCCCCGCACCGCTGACAATGCCACGTTAAAACCTGAAACGCATCGACAAAGAAGCTGTGCGGTTCAATCGGCTGTTGGCAGTGCGGGCAGGGTTGGATCATGGATGGGGTTTAATCAACTGCAAGCCAACAGCCTCATCAATAGCTGCTTCTCGCTCTGGCGTCAGTTTTACCAGACGCGCAAATTTTTCATCCCTACCTAAAGCGCCGGTATCCCACGCATCATCATTGTCGATGATTTCCATAATTTCTTCTGGAGTTAAATCACTCAAAACATAAACTCCTGCTTGGCGCGTTCCAGTTCTTGCGCCATCCGGTGCATTTCTTTGGCCTGATTAATCCACTTGCGCCGTTCCGCCGCCTTGCGCTGCTCGTCACGCTTGGCAATATCTTCACGCACTAACCGATCTGTTTCCGCGTCGTAGCGATATTCAACGCCATTCACTTTCAGTCCGCCAAAACGCCTGGCTATCGACATCTGGGTTTGCGAGACGTTGTAGAAAACCTCTGGGGCGTTATTCATCAGCATCATCCCCACGAATCACATCTAAAAAACATCCTTACTTTGTCAAATAAACCTTGTCCAGCCCCAACAGCAATAGCGTCAATTTTCACTGAAATTTCAGCGATGCTGTTTTCAATAGCGGATAACCGGATGCTTTCATTACTAAATACTTGCCACCCATCAGGGTTTAGAGATGCATTACTTAGTAACTGATCAATAACTTCATCCAGCGTCATAGCGTAATTTTTCGCAATAAGAGAACCGCGAATAACAGCCCAGTCGCTTAACTTCAAGCTAACAGCACGGGTGAGTTGATTCTTTTTTTCTTTTGTGTGGATCATTATACTTCCTCATCCCCGCGAATCACATCCAGTAAATCCATCTGCTCCCCCAACTCATCCCGCAGTTCCTTCACCTTGTCCTTAAAATAAGCCATCGCCGCTTTCTTGAACTGAGCCGGTTTGACTTGGCATTCTTCTTCAGCCTGTTCAGCTATCGCCTTCTGCAAGTCCTTCTCAGACTCAATCCGCAGAAGACTGTCGCCGTATTCTTTGATCAACTTCAAGAGACTATTACGATCAGTGGTCATCTTAACATCCCGGTGGTAGCCAATGGTTTTCACTCATCCAATCCAACACTTCTTGCAACTCAAGATCATTTAGATTCACTAGCGCACTCTGAGCAAATTCAACCGGAGTCCTGGCTTCGTAGGGATAGCCCAATGCCCGAAGAAACAGCCGATGCGCGTTGTCTGTTGCATGTCGCCAAGAGGCTAACAGCCGGGCCGCATCACGGTCGTCTCGGTCGTCGGGGTCTGAGGCTATCATAATTACCAAACCATCTGATTAACTTCAGCGGACTGGCTATCGAATGTGGGCAGGTAAAAAATAACCCAGCCCTCACCGATGGAAGCGATGTTTAACTCATGCTTGGCAGTGTCTTTCGGGATGTATGCCAAGGACTCTGGCATCGTAAAGTTGATAAAACCAACCTTTGGAGCCGTCTCCTTTTTATAGGTCGCCATCTTAAATCCTCCTTCGTTTACTTTCAGCTTCCCTTGGCGGTTTTCTATATCAAGCAACACATCAAAACGGGTATCAAGAGAACACCCCATCTTTCCCAGAAGTTCCTCGCTAAGTCGAATCGACAAGATACCGGGGACGCTTCCGTCTCTACGAGCAGCGCCGTTAGTGCGAGTGCAGGACAGAAGAGCAGTATTCTGTTTACGGATGGTTTTAAACTTGATGATCGACTCAAAGGCCATGCTGAGTTGCTCCGGTGGTTGCTTCACTTTCGATGTGGTCCCAAAAAGCATCGCGTTCATCAGCGTTCAATATCAGGTAGGATTTGATCGCTTTTTCTAAGCGTGTTGGGATACTGATAATTCCTGCCTCAATCGCCGCTGCCTGTACGCTTAACTCTTTGGCCTTAACCCGATCCAGCAGGTCAGGACGATCCTTGGCAAGACGGTCTAGTTTTACCTGTGTGTATCGGGAAACCCCGTTTGATTCAGCGCGGGCAACTTGACTAGAATCACTTGTCAAATTTTGACAGGTTATATCTATCCGTTTCCCCTGCTTCGTCTCCTTCGCCTCTATCCGTTTCCCTGCTTCCTTCTCGATCCGATCATCCCAATCGGGGATTGACTTACGCAGACAGATCAAAGCATCGCTGCCGTTCTTCCCCAGTAACTTCATTGCGCCGTCAAGGAAATACAGCGATTCCAGCCCTAACCCTTCACGGGGCTTCTTAATAAAATAATCTTCTGGCTTATCCAACTCGATCAATAACGGCGCTCTCCCGTTCGGGATTTCACGCCGCCGCCAGTGTTCGATCTTGTCAGTCCCATACCCTAAGACATAAGGAATGTGAAGGGCCAGTCTACGCATTCCGTGCTGTCCGTCATTTAGAGATTCCCAGACGCTTAGGTAGGTTTCCCCCGCAATCTGCTCCGGGGTTCGGCGGATAACTTCAATAGCCATCAACGCACTCCCCATCATTCTTTCTTAACGACTTGAGCCAGTTTTTCAGGAAGATGTGACGGACTTTCATCTTGTCAACGTCCGTTAATTTATCAACACGGGGAATCCCGGCGTGTTTGTTTGCTGCAAAGTTGACCTTTCGGTAGGCTTGATCGTCATCGTCACCGTTCAGGCGCATGGTTTTAACAACAGCCCTGACTAATTGCTCGTTGAGCTTCCACCAGTCCGATGATTTTTGTGCTTGATTTCCAGCAGAAGAATGTTCGCCACCTTTCAGGTTCGCATCTTTAGCGCCCTGAATTGCCAAGAACTCAGGAATCTTCCCGATCAAGCTAGGGAACATCTTAAAGAAGTGATCCGCAAGACTGCGGTCATCTTCATCTTTGCCGCTAAAAATCAACCCGTCGTTGGTTCTTTCCGTTTGCGTTCCAAGTAACTCGGTTTTTTTCTCTATCGGCTCGCCAGTTCCGTCCGATTCATCCGCAATCAACGCATCATCAATCATTTGCTCGATTTCACGGGCAAAGATCAGTAGGTCAATATGCGCCGGAATAATCACTCGACCATGCTGCGTTCCATCAAGACGAGCTTCCCACCGAACGAACCGCCCCACAAACTGCACAAAAAACATTCGGGTTCGATAGTCTGTGGCGTAAACCCCAACCCGCAACCGCTTGACATCAACGCCTTCTGAAATCATCCGTACCGTAATGATAATGTCAGTTCGGTCATTTTCTAACGCTGCGATACGGGCATGGGCATTGTCCGTATCGTTATAAACCTCTAAGACGCTGTAGGTTCTCCAGTCAGGATTCTGGTGGCAATGGGCGTTAATCATCTTGGCAATCCGGCCCCCATGATCTTTGTCCTTAGCAACCACCAGCATTGCGGCGCGTGAATCGTTCCGCTTAATATCCCCTAGCGCCTTCAGCCCGTCCTGCAACATCGACGGCAGGAACTCTCCATCAGGGTCAAGTAACGCACCAATCGAATCACTCTTGTTTTGCTTGGCAAGATCAACAATCTTCTTGAATGTCTGGTTGTTCGCCAAACTCTTGTAGGTCGATACCCCAACCCCGTAGACCTTGATAAATTCCACAGGACGGCAAGATGAACTTAATAACGCATCAGAATAGGCGTATGAATAAGCTGGTTTAGCCTTACGAACACAGCGCCCTTCATCGTTAATCTGTTCTTCAGATGGACACATCGCCAGCGCCCCGCCCGATGAATTAAACGGAGTTCCTGACAACGCCAGTTTAAACGCCGCCTTTTCAGCAACCGCTTCTAAAGCGACCCCATACACTTCAGCGTCATCTGCGTGATGAACTTCGTCTGCAATCAATAAAATCTTTTCCCTCCGCGCCAGTTCCTCAAACAAACCACTATCCGCCGCAAGCTGCGCGTAGGTTATGCAAATCGCCTCATAACGACCCGCCATCCGGTCGTTCCGATCCCGCCTAAATCGCATCGCTTCGTTAGAGGCTGAATCAAACGCTTTAACGCCTATCCTTTCAAACTGTTCCTTCCATTGAACTTTGATATTGACGGTAGGAGAAACCACCAACACCAAGGAAACGTCGCCGTCCTTGAGTTTGCTGACTGCCGCAACACACGCCATCAATGTTTTACCGGAACCTGGGCAGGCTGCAATAAGCAATTTACCTGTCGGGTCTTTTTTCCAGCCATCTTCAATTTCTTTAATCGCCGCTGATTGCCAAGTACGAAGAACAGGGATATTCATTATTGATTACCTTTTTTCAGATTGCATTGTGGACAAAGCGCCTGACCATTATGCAAAGCTGTTTCCCCGCCTTTTGAAAATGCCTGTTTGTGGTCGCTATGAAATTCACGGATTAAATCACTTCCGCATTCTTCACATTTACCACCTGCCAGTAGATACAAGTACCGGCGCTGTTTTACAGTAAATTTTCTATTCATCGGCTGGAATGCCTTGCGCCAGGTTCGGCACATTGATTAATGAACGATTAACGAACTTCACTTCTCGATCTTCTTTTTCGGATGTCATTCTGAAATGGGCGCTTAAGCAAATCGGTCGTCTTTTCGTTTACGGCACTGACTGCTGGATGGGTTGATCGGTTTTTCAGATGAATTAACCGCCCGTGACGTGGGCGAATCGGTGACGGCGCTCAGAGTGGAGTCAGGAACCAATGGTCCTGTCGCAACGCGATGACCCCAAGCCCGGCACTGCGTGGGGTTGTTCGAGCATGTGTCCAGGACACCCCGCGCTAGTCCTCAGTCTGCCATGATCCGGGGTTTCTAC